AGGAGGACTTACCAGCGACCTGCTCAACACCGTCTTTGTAAGCAGTTTGATAGCGAGTAACCGTAGGTGCTGGTGTCTCGAACACCGGATCTAGGCCAAGTTCCTCAACCAGTTCTACAGACCACTGGCTAGGAAATGATGTGTTTTTGTTGCGTGAGCGAAACTCACCTTGCGATACTACTTCACCTGTTGCTGTAATACGATACATAGTTGATTCTCCTATTTAATTTAGCGTATTGAATGTCTACGCCACGGCATAAAAAATGTAGGTTGCATTATTAACATTCAAGTTAAATGTAGTTTCTTGGTTGACAACAAAACCAGAGTTATCTGTGTCTACCGCATCAATGGTTGTTACCTCAGCATCAGTTGTATTGAGTTCTAATGCGGGATCGTTACCACTTACGATGCCACGAGCAGAGTCAAATACAACCCAATCACCTGTGCTGTCTGTGCGTTTGATTAGCACAAAGCGGGCACCGCCAGTAAAGCCACAGTTAATGGTTTGACTGCTGCCATTGCCTGTGTAACTACCAACCTTACTTACACCAGTTAAAGAGGCGAAGAGATAGGCAACATAAGTTGAACCAGAAGAATTTACCGTGGCAGATGTTCCTACTGTAAATACAGAAGAAGTTGGAGATGTATTATTCCAGTATATTGAATTTGCAGCAGCCGCATCTGTTGTATTCAAAAACTGTACTTTTGTGTTACCAGAAGCAGAACTATAAACTGACCAATCTTCAGCAGCAGAACGTCTTTTTACTATCATTAACTCAGGAGCAACGCCTAGGTTATGGCTGAATGTTGTTGCAGAACCAGTACCTGTATAGCAGACCACATCAAAGAAACCGGGGGCGCGTTGGAAGAAATAGTTAACATATGTTGCAAAAGGTGGGCTACCCGGATTTTGGTTTGTTGCACCGCCGGTTCCTGTAGTGTAACCGTTTTGATCAATAGAAATATAATTATTGGGTGATGCGGCTTGTTCGGCACTGGTGCCATTAGACGATAAATAGTTAAGCCCTTGAAGCCGAGTTGCTTGTACAAAACCGCCGCTAGAATCTCGTCGCTTTACCCAAAAAGAATCTGGCGGGAATCCTGCCCCAGTAACTGCCGTGTTTGTACCAGTTCCATTTCTTAATACGGCATTATAAACACTCGTACCACTCGTAGGCGTTTTCATCGGCCCACGGCGAATGGCGATGTAGATGTAGGTTGCTCCGTTTGTATTAGTCAATGATGCAACAGGGCTAAATCCAGTTGCTTTTGGGCCTCCGACAGAATCTAAATTTTCAGCCGCACTAGAGTTGGCTAACAATAAAGCTGTAATTGATGATGACGATGTTGCAGTTGGCATCCCACGCATTACATCAATCATATGCCAATCGCCGTTTGTGCTTGAATCCGTTCTTTTAACTAAAACCCATTGTGGCTCGTACCCAAGCGATACTAACTTCGATCCATCTGTTGTTCCATCTCCAGTATAAGAACCACAAGTAATTACGTTATCCGAGCCAGACGCACCAAAGCCGCCAGCATCGTGGGCGAAGAGGTAGGCGACGTAGGTTGCTCCGTTTCCGTTTACCGCTGAATGATCGCTTACTGTAAATGTAGTGCTTGTAGGGGCCGTATAAGATCCGCTACCCCAAAATGTTCCGTTGTCTGCAGAAAAAGAGTTGGTTGCTGCCAACTGACCATAAGCGTTTCCTGTGCCGCTATTAGCTGACCTATGCCACACAATCCAAGCATCACTTCCAGAGGTGCTTTTGACAATTATGCAACCAGGTGTGCTGCCAAGGTTATGAGAGATAGTGCGGCCTGCTGTACCGTTACCTGTATAAGTCACCACATCAAAGAACTTTTCCTGTTGTGCAAAAGTCCAGCCAACAACAGTTGCTGTATTTTCATTAGGTTGTCCGGTTCCTAATGAAAAACCATCTGCATTAAAAGCAGTTAATGATTGAGATGCGGTTGATTCTGCGTTTGTTAAACTTGAATAAATTTCTTTTGTTGCTCCACGAGCAGTATCATACAACCGATGATTATTAGTTATATTTCGATATTTTGTCCAAACCAACCCACCTTTACCGGCAAGATCTATACCATTAACAATGTTTCGTGCTGTTGCGTTTCCTTCCCATAGGTATGTCGAAAAGACATCCTCTACATAAACAGGAACTGCTGACGGAGCAGCCGATAGTGCTTTATTTGCAAGCATGGTTATTCCTTAAGCGTTGCCAACACGAGCGCCATAGACCTGTGTAGATACCTTCCACAGCACGATTACAGTATAGCCAGAAGTGTTCAGCGTAGGTGCGACACCACCATCAGTCTTCCACACCACTCCAGAGCCACCAAAGGTAGCATCAGTCCAGGTTAGCGTGTATGCTGTGCCATCGTCTACCATCAGCGTGATCGCCTCGCCAGCAGCGAAGTTCGTAGCCTTGGGAGTACGGCTTGCACCAAGAGTGATTAACTGGATAGAACCGTTGCCAGGATCAATCTCAAAGGCAGCGCCATCAGAGATGGTGTAGACATCTTCTGCGATGGTTCCGATGATCGCTGGGTCGGTCAGGGTCTTATTGGTAAGTGTCTGGGTTCCGGTAGTTGTTACATCTCCAGATGCACCAGTAGCGAAGCTCAGGGTTCCCGAGCCATTGGTCTTAATAAACTGGCCGTTTGTTCCGTCTGCAACCGGAAACGTCAGACCGTCAATTACGGTGGTTCCGATCAGGTTGCTCGTACCGCTCACCACGAGGTTGCCACCAACGGTTACCGGATCGCCCTGTGAACCTACCTGGAAGTCCTTGAGCTGCTTCATCAACTCTCGGATGGCATTATTCACATCCGACGGCAACATACCTTCTGCAAGGTTGATGCTGTTGATGTCGGTATTATTGGCTGCGGTTTGCGAGTATTCGCTGATTTTTACTTTGGGCATTTCTTACTCCATTCCATATTGAGAGGATAACAACCCACGAATTGTTGTTGCGGGCAGTAATTCAAAGGCGCGGCTTTCTGGCGTTCTACCAAGGCTAATCTGCTCCATTAAGCGCTGAACATTTTGTTGGCGTAATGCTTCTGCACCGCGACGAGATGCTTCTGCGCCAATTGCAAGCGAGCCACCAATTACTGGCTCAATTGCTACAGCACCACCCGTTGCAAGACCCGTAACTGGACCGCGAACTGAGAACCTGCCGACAAATCTCAGCATCTGTTCTCCGGTTCCACCGCCTTTGGCAATGTTTTCAATTTGAGCGCGCTCTTCTGGGGTAAATGCGGCCATACGCTTGTTATTTTTAGCAAGCGCAGCAAACTGAACACGCAGGGCGTTATCCATACCAGATTGACTATATTGGCCGGAACTGATGTCTGCCTTGTTTACCAAATCCTCAATAATTCCTAGGCGTTTGTTTTGCCCATAAACTTTGCGGGCTTCTTTAAGTGCGGAGATGGCTAACTTGTCATCGCCGGAAAGAATGTTTGGTTTACCAATGTTTTCTACAAGATCATCAAACTTATCAACCATTACCCCAGCAATACGTTGCTGATCTGGGTTTGTAAAGTCTCCTTCTGGTGAGCGAACAATTCTCCGTAAAGTTTCTAACTCTTTTAGAGTTTTTGGAGATGTTCCTTCTGATTCCAGACGGTTAATTACAGCAGCAACCTTGGGATGCAAGCCAGGATCAAAACCAAGATCAGCGGCTTCTTTACGGAGGGTGGAAGCCATGTTTTGAACATAAGTGTCTTTGACTACTAAGCCTGCTCGATCAGCCAATCGGTACGCTGATGCGGCTTGTGATGTTAATTGAGCTTTCCCAGCACCGGGTTCAACACGGCCAGGACGAACACCGGGAGCGGCCCCAACCGCTGTTCCAGCAACCAATCCTGCAATTGGACTTCCCGTTGCCTCGCCAACCAATTGTGCGGTAGCGGCGGCTGGTGCGGCGGTAGCAATTTGGGCTGCTGGTGCTTGAGCAGCTTGCTGTGCCACACCGCGAACCACGGGTTGCGTAGCGGTAGTTGCTAACCTTGCTAAAGCAGGGACTTGAGCGCCTGCACCGGTAACCGCTCCAGCGCCAGCTTCTAGCATCCGCTCGCCACGGCTTTCTGGGCGGGCAAGTCCGAGACTATCTAACATCTCTGAAATGGCTGTGGAAGGCAGTTTTACGCCTTCTTTTTGGGTAAGGTTATAAAGACTTACCAAGAAGTCAGAAACGGGGATTGCCACGCCTCCTGCCAACGCTCCGATAGCCGCTCCTGGTGGTCCTACAACCGATCCTAAAGCCGCTCCGGTGGCCGCCATTGTCGCCGGAGGCAAAGCACCTCTAGTGACGATTTCTGCGGTTCTGCGGGCAGTTCCCTTTTGTGGCTCCTGCTGAACTTGACTTAATGCGGCCTCATAAGCCTGAGTATCGGATAATTCATTTTTAGAGGTAACTTCGTATGTCCCCTTGCTAGGGATTGTAATTTCGTAAGTAAACATTATTTTTTCCTTACGGTGACACCTTCAGGCAAACCACTTTGTCGGCTTGCAGGAACAATATTTAAGGGTGCAAGCTCGTAAAACGGAATCAAATCCCTTACCTCTGGGCTGGAACTCTTCTTCAAAACATCTAACTGTCGATTGTGAGAAGCAATTTTGAAGTTTGCGGTTTTTTCCATTGCGGTTAAAAGAGCCTGGACTTCAGGTGCGGTAAACTGATCTAAGCGCCCAGCGGCGGCACGTTGAATCAACATCCGCTCATTCTCTGTAATTGCGCCCTGACCGCGCATTGCGGCAGCGGCAGACAGTTCAAACTTTGCTAGACCCTGCATAGCAACGGCAGTACGCTCTAGCAATTCTTTTGTGTCCTTGCCAGTTATACCAAGTTGACTTGCAATTTGAGCTACTGCCCTAGGCGCTCCGCTGAGAGGCCCGGAAAACACGCCCTGATCCAAAATTGGACGAAGTTCTGCAATGTTTTGCAATGTGCTTTGAGCTTC